GCATAATAATGTTTTTACTTACCGTTGGCTTGCTGTTTTTACCGCGTTTGCTGCTCTGATTCTACACCTTGACAATGCAAAGGTTCCACTTGTTTGGGCATTTGCTGGTCTAACTGGACTCCTGCTTGTTGCAGAAATTCGTCGTCTTTCGAGGGAAGTCTGCGCTCTTGAGCGTAGCCACACTGACCGTACCCTCAATGACGGTCTTGATGATGTTCGTCGCAGCATGTGGCAACAGACGGATTCCCTTCATGAGCGTATTGACAATTGCTCAAATACTTGCTCCAAGGTAAAAAATCGTCTTTAATTAGTTTCGTTATTTAATTTCAAAAACCCCCCGGCTCCAGCGGGGGGTTTTTTATGCAAAAAAAGCAATATTGTAATTCAAGTACAATGAACTACCAACTCCACCGACTTGCCCCGTAAAGGTTATTCCTCTTGTATTACAGGGCAAATATTCTGCATATTGTCTAATATTTTGTGCTATTGATGTTGGTGATCCAGATTCCGCTGTGATTTTCTGAGTAAATTGAACATTGTTAACATCAAATGTCATATCAAGTTCACCATCGATTGTTATATCAGTACTATCAGTAGAGGCAAATAAGATTTTTTTAAAATGTATATGTGACAAATCAACAAAATAAGAAGTTGTCGCATTTTCTGCAAATTCTAAAAAACCTGAAGTAATCCCTTTTACAGATAAAGTTTTTTCTTCATCTGATCCATATAACATAATATTTTGATTATTTAAAAACATTATGCTAATAGAAGTATTGATGCGTTTGTTGTAGTAGCCATGGCAGAAGCAATTTTGCAAGGAATATAAAATGGACCAGAGTTTGCTACTAGTCTAATTATAAAGTCACCGGAAGATACGCCGTCTGTAGTGGTAAATGTTAGTGTTACAGTTGATGTACCAGCTCCAGTATTTGAAATAATTACAGCTCTGTGTTTTTTTGTAACCGTTGTTGCTGATGATCCAGCGGCCAAGTCTATTTTTTGTACTGGTGTATGGTTCATAGTTTTCCTCCCTATATTTATATTCTACATATTGTATGAGAAAATTGAGGAATTTTTTAACAGAAGCTTTGACTCTTCAATATCATTCTGAATTGAATCCAAAATTTTGGTCTAACTATTTTCTTAAAGATGAAGTAAGAGAAAAATTGTTGGAAATTGCCAAAGAATGGTTAAAATTTTCAAAAACACCAGTTTCTTCCGTAGAAGATATAATTTTAACTGGTGGAAATGCAAATTACAATTACACGGATAAATCCGACCTGGATATTCATATTTTATTAGATCCAGATAAAATTCCAAGTTGCTATGACGAAACTGATTATTATAAAGATAAAAAATTAATTTGGTCTTTAACCCACGACATAGAAATTTACGGTTCTCCTGTGGAAGTTTATGCTCACACAACTGACGTACAAAAGCCACATAAAAACCAGGGAATATATTCCTTAAAAAGCGGAAAATGGGTAATGAAACCAGAACGTGCAATTGTGGATTTTGAAAAGGATGAGTTGTTCCAAAGAAAATTGGACGATCTTATTGTCGAAATAGAACATGCCATGCAAAGTGCAACGGATACTAAAATAGCTGAAAAATTATTAGACAAGATAACAAAAACTAGAAGAGCTTCAATTGCAAAGGGTGGAGAATTTTCTCAAGAGAATCTTATTTTTAAAGAATTGAGAAATCTTGGTTATATCGATAAAATAAGAAGCTTCGTAATATCAAAGGTAGATGATCGTCTATCTTTAAGATGATACTTCTATAGTTCCGCCAATACCAGTTACTCCTAGAGCTTCGTAATAGAATACAGATTGAGTATTGCTGGTTATTGTTAATATGGTATATGAATTCTCTCTACCAGCCACAGAATTGGTAGTGTAATGATCAGTCATAAGAGCAGATCCTACATTGCCTTCTGTGCGAGTAAAAACTATTTGATACTTATTTTCAGAATCATAATTACTGAAATGAGATTGATCAAATTTATAAACACCAGCAGATAGACTTAAATTAGGACCAAACTCTGTTGCAGAATCTTTTCTATGAATTTCATACAATAAAGTTCCTAATTGTGTGACTTTTACAGTTATAATTTCATCGAAAGATAATCCGTTTGTTTCGTATCCACTGTTAAATGTGGAGCAATCGGTATCTTCTACCCAAGTACTAAGAACGTTTGGAGCACCATATTTGAAACGTCTTAAGTATCCTTGTAGTTCGTTTTGATTTTCAAAACACTCTAAGTAATAGCCATCGTTTCTATAAGTTTTTGCAGAACCATTTAAGGTTTTATTTATTCCCAATAGATCAATAGATGGTGTACCTCTAACATATACATTTAGTGTTGTTAATTGACCTATTCTGTTGTCGTTGGAAATAGAATCTTTTAAAAATATTAATTCTTCCCCTTGAGAGGTTGTTTCTACTCTTTGGATTCTATAACGATCAATATTTGCGGTATTTCCACTATAACTGATTTCTATTAAATCGTCCTCGTATAATCCAAGATCAGATATAGCTCCGTTGTTTGTAACAGATTTGATTATATAAGCACTATCTCCAGTAAACCCAGAATTTAATGTTATTTGTGGGGGATCTACAAAATATTCTCTTTCATATCTCGACTCAGCGGTATTCAAAGCAGATGCTGATATCTTTGTAGTTAATAAAAGATTATCGTTTTGTGCTCCATCAAACTGATAAACACCATTTACATTTGATGTGATTCCATCTTGATCTTTTACATAATAACCACTGGTAACAGTAAAAGTGTTGCCATTAGTTATACCCTGAAGAAGTATTTCAATATACTCTAAATCATCAGTGGATTCAGTATTTGAATAGTCAAAAATTGCTTTTCCAAAGGTATTATAATACTGAATAAGCGGTGATGAATTTATTTTTTTACCAATAAGATCGTAGTCACCATAAGAGCTTACCAGATTGATTCCATAAGAATCAAGAGTTTTGACAAGCACTGGCGAGTCATCATTTACATGGTAAACTTGATCTGCCATATTATCTTGCTAGGTAATATAGATTCTGTCCTGTAGATCCGCCACCGCTCTTGGCAAAGAGTTTATTTAGATTTGAGATTTCTACAAAGATATCTTCACCTGGATCTAGTGGGTATCCGTATGTAAATCCACTTTCTCCGATAAAGATATATTGAGTATTATCTGATTTAGACTTAAAATTTACACCCTTTGTGCATGTAAAACCAGTTGGATAAATTCCTGTTGCGGTTGTCGAAGCAGAGAACAATCCACTTAGTAAGCTGGTTGGTAAAGTTTCTGAACTGATTGTTACCTTTGCTGTTCCAGCTGTTAGCAAAGTTTCTATAACAGGAATTCGTGAGTTGAATGTAGCACCAGAATTTCCAGATTGATTAATAGTAGTTAGAAGAGCTTCAAGGGTTACACCAGTTATACTGACTGGAGATCCGGTAGATCCTTGAATATAAAGAGCAGTCGCATTTGAATTTGTGACTCCAACTGTAGGATTTACGTTAGCTGTGAGCGAAATTGGTGCTCCTAAAACTTGCACCATTAGGGCATTAGACCCACCACCATTGGAAACTCCAGCAACTAGATTGGTATTTGGATCGTAGAGTCTTACATAGGCTCCGCTAGTAGCTCCATCTGGACCGATACCCATGGACTTTATCTTGTAGTTTCCGCTGGTTAGATTTGTAGAGAAAGCCTGAGTATCTGTGTAAATGTTTGTTAATAGGGTATTTCCTGCCTGATCCTGCGTTACGACAGCATCATTTAGGCCAGACCCATTTACTTTAAGTGAAGTTGTGCTATAATTAACTACCTGGACGGATCCAGCAGTACCACCACCAACAACGGTTGATCTGGTATTGAGGGTAACTCCAGTTGTAGCCAGATAAGTTGGTAAAGGAGTTGAGCTGGTTACTCTAGTGGCATCTGAAGTTGCACCATAGACAACTTTAAATAGCTGAACATGGGATGTTGTGCCGTAAGAATCAATAACAAAATCGGTTGAAATAGTGGCAGTTAGGCCACCAGCAATTCCAATATTCAAGTTTGCGTCAGTATTATCGGGCATTTTTTCTCCAAATTACACTACTATATAGGGTATTCAACATGTTTATAGAACCGTCTTTTAAAAACGAATTTTCTAAGTTAATCGTGGAATATGTGTCAAAAACTAATTGTAGCTACATGGATGCTATTTTAAAGCACTGTGAAGACTACGATATAGAGCCTCCAGGGGCTGCTAAATTACTTACTAAACCAATTATCGAAAAATTAGTCCAAGAAGGAAGAGATTTACATCTTTTACCAAAAAAGGCCAAACTTCCATTTTGACTAAACACCAGACTTTGGTATACTACACCATCGGCCAAGGGAGTTCCTTGGGAAAAATAAGGAGACTATATGTCATTTAATGATTTTAAGAAGCGTTCGAAGTCAAGCATTGAAGATCTTACCAAGAAGATCGAAGACCTAAACAAGACTGCCGATTACAAGGATGATCGGTTTTGGCGACCAGAAGTGGATAAGGCGGGTAACGGTTATGCCGTTATTCGTTTCCTTCCAGCTTGTGAAGGAGAAGACGTACCTTGGGCAAAGGTCTATTCGCACGGCTTCCAAGGCAAGGGTGGCTGGCTGATCGATAACTGCCCAACCACACTTGGTCAGAAGTGTCCGATCTGCGAAGCCAATAGCGAACTTTGGAATAGCGGAGTTGAGAAGGACAAGGACATTGCTCGTAACCGTAAGCGTAAGCTAACCTACATCAGCAATATTCTTGTTATCAGTGATCCTTCCAACCCACAGAACGAAGGTAAGGTGTTCCTCTTCAAGTACGGTACTAAGATCTTCCAGAAGATCCAGGAGGCCATGCAGCCTCAGTTCAAGGATGAGGAAGCTATCAACCCATTCGACTTCTGGAAGGGTGCTAACTTCAAGCTGAAGATTCGTAAGGTCGCTGGTTACACCAACTACGACAAGTCTGAGTTTGACGGTGGGGCTGAACTCTACAAGGGCGATGACGAGAAGCTTGAGAAGCTGTGGAAGACACTTTACAAGCTTCAGGACTTTGTTGCTCCTAGTGAGTTTAAGTCATATGACGAACTTAAGAAGAAACTAAACGACGTTCTCGGTGGTGACATTCGCAGTGTTGCCCCTGCCGCTAAGAGAGCGGAGGACGATGAC